ACCAACATCCCACCGTTGATGCTGTACAACGCATTGGGTGTACAGGCAACCGAAAGCCCCGCCTTTGTCAAGCGTTCACTTCCATATCAACCACAAATGTTTGATAACGCTACACCGGGTATGACGACCAACATACCATGGTGGAGTATTGTCCATAAAGACGGCCCCGACCACGCTGACGCTACAGGGTTCCGCCATCTCAACCATCACCGACTTGACAACTACTACGAGTTCCTTCGTGCAAGCACAGGAAGCATAGCGTGTCAAATCACACTCGCAGGTTATCCAAGCATTTACCCCGACATCTACCACGAGGTGCTTGAAAACATCAGCCTCAATCCTGTGTGTACTGTAGTAAGCGTTGATTCTACAACTCAAATCACTGTTGATGATGCTCGTGGCTTCCCACAGAAACCGTATTACGGCAACAAGTTGGAATACACGGATGTAAACGGTGTACGACGCACACACACTTACACTGAGCGTAGCGGGTACGATTCAAGCAACATGAACAAACCAAAGCAGTTTACCATCACAGCCAAGTCTTCTTTCACCAGCAATCTGACCGCTGGCACAAAATTGCGCCTTACCCGTGCCTACGACTTCCGCCCTGCTGGTGCCATCTTTACAGACTCCAAGACCAGCATGGTGACACGCATTTTACCGCAGATGCTACAGGGTAGCCGAGATACCAACAGCCTACATGTGGCCGATGCCTTCCTGTGTCTATGGCACCCCAACCTTGGCCGACCACACACCTTCTACTCGGATTCCAGCCGTACATGGCTCAACCCGTTGACTGACCGTGCTGTTGCCCAAAAACCATTGAACAGTATGCCCGAACACTTTGAGACTGTACACTACCATGATGCGGCATACTACGCCAGCCTCGGCCCGTTTGCGTTTGACCGCAAAACGCCGGCCCCTCCATACGAAATCATTGCTCACGCCTCAGTTGGAACTAATGTGCCATCTACTGTAGTATCGGTAGATATTCCCAATAAACTCATCACCACAACTCGCAGAACTGCAAAACTTGTCGGTGGAACAAAAATAATGATTGATGGTATCGCTTACACGGTACAAGACGACGGTGGTAGTGTATTTGACAATCATGTACTTGGTGTTATGCCTGTTATTGAACCAATAGTCGCTACCATACCAATTGGTTCTACCATAATGGCACACGCTATCGGAAGTATGCTAACAGCCGATGTACTTGACACCACCTTTGGTAGTCCGATAATTGCTGGTAACTTTGACCCACAGGGTGGGCAGGCCGATGCTTCCGATGCCGCAACCAAAACCAATCTCAACCACTACTGGCCGTGTGGTAGTCGTGGTGGCCCACTCATCAGCCGACTTGACGGGTATGGGTATGTTTCTACCTCATGGGACTTCCCACGAGAATACACCTTTGACGGCCCGGTGTGGGCTGACCAAGACGATGACGGTTCGTATGTTGTCACCAACGGTGTGGTCAAATCCACATACGATGCGTTTACCGATGCAACATGCGACTACAACAATGACCCGACCATCACCATGGATTCTACGGCAAAACTTGTAGTCGGTATGGGAGTAAGTGGCACAGGCATACCGGGAAGTGCCACGGTTTCATCCATCACCAACGCTACGACCTTTGAGTTGAGTGCGTCCACCACGGGTGGGTCTGTGACGAATGGCACGCTCACATTCACTCCTGTACAAACACGCACCCGACCATTCGGTTATCGTATTGGCCTACGCCAACCCTACAACAAACCACAATGGTCGTTGTATGGTATGCGTGCATTCCGAGAAGCCGCTGTAACTGGGACAAACACCAGCGTGGGTTATCCACACGGCCCACTTGTGCAAGGCGAGACTGAAACATGGACATACGCAGGTGGTAGCGGTCTTTCCAATGGCACATACCCCAACACTCAACTCGGTATTATGGAACGGCAGACCAACTTCTCCGGTATGCTCGGTGTGGATAAACCCGAATGGCAGGTGCGCTACAGTGATGGAATGCGTATGGCTCGTGCTTTCGGTTGTCCTGTACGCACACTACGCAACGCAAGCGGCGTGCTACGAGATTGGTGGGGAGATGGAGAAGGAAAGGGCATCTACAAGTTGGATGAGGCTGTAGCGTACTATTTGGTGGACTGGTGGGGTAACACCCGTGGTGAAGAAGTACGCCGTCACCCTGTTCGTGGTTTCGGTATTCGCCCTGCGTGGGATGCTGGTGATGTGTACGAATATGACCGCACCGGCAACAAAACACCGTTTGACAGAATCTACAACGGTGGCTTCCCAATCATGAATACGAAAGCGTTGATAGATGCTTCGGGCAACATCAGTGTCACGACGGGCTTTACTATACCACGCTTTGCTGGACGGCTTAACAATGTAAACTCTAACGACGCTACTGAACTTGTGGATGTGTACTTCCCCACCAACGCTCACCGTGTTGGCGACGACGGGCACGGGCGTGGTTTGCGATACCCTACTGCCTTTAACGAGGATGTGTTGACAGCCCTTGACGAGCCGTATCACGCATCGGGTGTTGTGTTGTCTCATCACACCGCTGAGCCGAACATGAACGACGGCTACATCCGTGCTCGCAACGATGTGTTGCAGGCTGACGAGGTGCCTCGTGGTATCAGCGCACGCCTTGACATCGCAGAAGACGGCTTGCTCAAGCCGGAAGCCGTGGTAAGCGACCGTGTAGAAACCGTGAGCGGTGACTCTCCACACAAAGACGCTGTAAGCCGCAGTGCACCCCGCATTGGACTTGACACTGAGAATGTAGAGGGTGTGGATGATAACCTCATTGCCATCAACACCGAGGCTCACAGCCTACACTCCGACCGTGGTGTAGGCCAGCGTGTTATCGTGCATGGTGGTATGCAAGCAGGCTCGCAGACGATTGGCCATTACGACCTCACCGCCCTTGACTTCAGCGGCCAGCCGCAGGGTGGTGCTATGCGACTCTCCCATACCTCCAACTTCAACCCACTCGGCGGTACCTACATTGCAGAAGCCCGCAACTTCGTATCACCTATTGACGATACTGAATGGGGCGGCATTCCCACATCCGGCATGGCGTTGTGGCTCAAAGCCGATAGCCTTGATTTGGCAGACGGGGCGGCTGTAACATCATGGAAAGACAGCGGGCCGCATGGCTTTGAGTTCACACAATCTACTGCATCCAAACAACCAGTCTATATTGCGTCATCATCCAATGTGAACAACATGCCAGTTGTAGATTGTGATGGAACAGACATTATGAGTACACCATTTGATGCTCGCTTAAACACTACCGATGTAACACTCTTTGTCGTTGCTTGGTCGGATGACGACGATGGAAATGCTCAAGGGGTTTTGGAAACATTCGCAAACAGCCCAGTAACCCGTGCTGGTCATTCGTTGTTTATTCGGTGGGATTCAAGCGACAAGTGGCAGTGGAGAGGTGGTGCTGACACTACTTACACTGTTGTAAACTCCCCAAGTAATGCTGTAGTCGTTAATCAAGCAGAATTGGTTACTGGAACCATAGCAGGTGGAGATGGCGCAGGTAGCAACGCTAACTTTGAACTATTTTTACAAGGTGTTAGTGTAGGAAGTAGCACTGGTGCTTGGTATGTGGCTGATGAAGACCCATATGGTATCGGCCATGTAGGTTCGTTTGAATTAAAAGGTAAAATTGCAGAAATCATTCAGTATAATCGGGCTATGAGTACAACAGAAAGACAACAAGTAGAAGGCTACCTTGCGGAAAAATACGGATTCACAAACAATGTTTCACAATGGAAGTCCAGCAACCCATATCAAACCGACACCAACGGGCACCAGCGTACCAACCTCACCGACAAGCGCATTTCCTACATGTTGCGCCCAGTTCGTTTACTGGACAAACAACATGCCGAGATGTTCCGCTCCAACCTCAACTTGCACTCATCAAGCCCACAGTATGGTAGCAACTACTTCGGTGCCACCGCTGGTGGTAAGTACGGGCTATATGTGTACGAGACAACCAACGGTCAAGCATCGGCAGGCTCCTACATTCGTAGCACCAACCCCGACACCAACCCACCTTATGCGCCCGCATACTACATGGACATCAGTACAAGTGACACTGTGCCAATGAGTCAAGGCCCGAAAATCATCGGCACCGCCGCCACGGGCTTTGATTCATCGTTATTGGACAACGAGATTACTCGTGTCGTGATGAGTGAAAACACCCTGCAACACTACCGTGCAGATGCCGCTCGCCGCCGCACCCATCAAGAGGGCGAGAGCAAGGAAGAGCGCATGGATTACACCGTCCAGCCTCGTTTCTCCCAATCCCTGCATCCCAAAGGACATAAAGGAGATGTCTCCTACAATTCAAATGACCATAGTGGTGATGCTTCGTGATGGATTACGATTTTTGTGATTGTTGTTCGCCTGCTGAATTAGCCTTTGCTGTAATGAAGGCCAAAAAAAGTAAGCCATTTCATGGTTATAACCCAAATAAGCACAGTAAGAAAGGTGGACTGAACGCTAAAGGTCGTGCCGCCGCCAAGCGTAAGAGTGGTGCAAACCTCAAACCTCCCGTGACAACCAAACCAAGCAAACTCAAACCCGGCTCAAAGAAGGCAAAGCGTCGTAAATCGTTTTGCGCTCGCATGTCGGGTGTCAAAGGCCCGACCAGTAAAGGTGGTAAACTCACACCAAAGGGAGCATCCTTGAAGCGATGGAACTGCTGAGGTTAAGCCATGACCGTCCTCAAGAACACAAGGACTGGTCGGTACAGCACTGATGCAGATGAGGTCATGACGCATGTGCGTAAGCCCGTGTTCGTGGACAACGCCATTCATCACGGTCGCATCAGCGTGCAGAAGGCAAACAAGGCTAAGGTCACGGTAGAAAAGAAAAACACTCGTAATTTACAAGTGATGCCGCAACGCAATTACCGCATCCTTGAGGGTGAATCGTACATCCAGTTGTCGCATAACAATACCCCCGGTCATTCACTCAATACTGCCCCTTTCTTTGCTGATGATTTAATTTCCAGCACCAACAGCCCCATGCTCATCTACAACGCTGACGCATCAGCGCAACGCCTGTTGCCGCACACGGTTGAATCATCATCGTTTGGTGTGTTGGTAAACCTACGCAACATGAAGGGTAAGACGCTGGATGGTATCGGGTTCACTGGTCGCACTGTCAAACTCGGCCAGCCTGTGGATGTGGGCCTGCGTACCACAGACTTGGCTGTGCGCCTTGGTGAGTCCATCAACAGCGGTGCAACCAGCGTGAACATCTCACGCCCACAGAATGTCACCGCATCATCAGCACGCAAGCATAGCACACGCTTCGTGGGTCAAGACTTCAACAACATGAACCTCATGACCGCTCTGCGCTTCCTTGGCCGTCACGACAGCCGTATGCTCCTGCTTGACCGCTTCGGCAACCTGTTGTACATTCCCATCACATTCAGCGAGGCAAGCGTGTTCGTGGACAAGAACCTGCGATTCGGTGCCAAGACCGATAACCCGATTGAGAACATCGCTAACCGTGTCACTGTGCAAGGCCAGCCGTTGGCTCTCAATGACTTGGTGATTGTCACGGTGGACGATGTAGAAGGACAGGTAGAGGAAGTGCGAGAGGACAGCGCACCTATCGTGGACAACACCGCCCGCACCACCAACGCCGCCCGTCGTGTAGCACGGCAGGTACTCAAATCACGCTCGCTCATCCGTGGCTCTATATCCAGTGCTGGCCACCTCAACCTACTCAATCTGCGTCCCGGTATGACTGTCAAGTATGACGGTGGTAACAAAGTAGTTACTGAGGTTAAACACATGCCAATGAAGAACATGAGCGACCTCACAATGATGAACTTAGATACGGGTATTGAGGGCATCCTACAGGGCGTGGCCGAGGGCAGTAGCGTGGGCGCAAACGACAGCAACCCCGCCACCTATGTGCAGGTGGTGGAACAGAACTTGGCCTTGTTTGGCAAGGTGGAGTTGCGTATCGTATCGGTCGTTAAGGAAAGAGGAGTATTTAACACAGCATACCTTATCGGTGGTGTGAAGGGAACACATAATCGTGGACTGATAGGCGGAAATGGCTTGCCTATTGGAGTAAACAAGACAGTGGAAAGGAGGAACATCTATGCCGATTAGCGATTACATGCGAAGGTTGTTGCTTGACACACTCGCCAGCAACATCAACGAGGTGATTTTGGGCTTTGACGGCACACCAGCCACCACTGACGATGGCTCGGCGGGTCGCCCTGCTATCACCCTTACCCCCACCATCACCATCGTGGACGACACCTCTCTACTCGTTGAGGCCAAACTACCCTATGACACTACATTTGCTGACCAAATAAAGGAGGTGTACATCCAGTTCCGTGATACAAGCGATTTCACGCCCGTGGCTCGGTACACAATTTCCCCTATAACTAAATCATCAGCAAATGAATTAAAAATCCAAATCGCAATTGAGGTGGCATGATGACAGGCAATCCATTATCGGGACATACAGCGGCAAACCACGCATCAGCAATGACTGGTAGCGGGGTCTTTACAGACAGTTTAGAAGACGGTGAACATATCACCAGCCCCTCCCTCACAAACATGCTTGAGGGTGTGCATGGGAACGGTATCATCCTTGAAGAAGACACAGCAGGTACGGCAAGCATTCGTGATAATCCCGAAGACCTACCGGGTGTTTGTGAACAAGTCACGAACACATACACTGTGCGGGTAGCGGGTGGTCACGCAGTGCTTGATGGAGTGTTGTACAAGTTTGCAGGTGGGCCGGGTTCTTCCCAAGATGTGGAGTTGCAAACAAGTAGCCATCATGCTCGTCAAGGGAGCCATACCAGCACTTCAAATTACAGTGCACTGACCAGTGGACAGGAAGCCTTGATTGTCGTGTATGTAAGCACCAACACTGCGGAAGAGTGCATCACATGGGAATTGGGCACACCTGTGGCTACATCATCTAACACCTATCCCACTACACCTTCGGCATTTCTTAGCACTCCTTTAGCAAGTCTTGATGTAAAGCAAAGTGTTGTGCTTGCAGTTCTTCGTGTTGTTTATTCTGCATCGGGTGGCGACCTTAAGTTGTCCATCAGTGAAAGCAATGACAAGCGAGTGTTTGTGCGCCCTACCCCAATGTACCTTTCACCAGTGACCAGTGGGGCCGTAGGTGCTACAACCCCTGTGGACATACACACTGAACTTGATGCTTACAACCAAGATACAGGTAATTTCACCGCAAGCCGCTTTGGTGCGTTGTGGCAATCATTCGGCTCTCAAATTGGAAGCACAACTGCTGGCGATAGT